TACCATATGTATCTTGTCTGTCATTGTTTTCACATCTTTCAAGAGCTGCAACATACATTGATAACCATTGTTGTGCTTGATTAGGTTCTATTCCACCAAGAAAATTAGCAGCATGATATAAAGAACCATATAAATAAATAGCTGGATGTTTTGTTAATATATAATTTGATGTATTACTATCACTAAGCTCTGATATAGCTTTGTAATATGATAACTTCCCAGTATAAGAAACATCAGGGCTAGGAGCAAATCTGAATTTTTCAATTTCATTATCACTTTCTATTGTATAAGCTCTAGGTCTACCAGTTCTAGAACCTCCTTTGATTTCAAACATATTAGCTGGTGTTATGTATTCTAAAGGGTATTTAACACTTGAGTCTATATAAAATGATCTAACAGCTAAAAATCCTGTAGGTACTGTTACTTGTTCAGCATCAATTGTAACATCGTCTTGTTGTTCCATTTGTCTTATTCTAAGTTTAGCATTAAAATCTGCTTCACATAGTTTTATAAAATCATCACTAATTTCTGAAGTTAAATCAGTACGATTTAACCAATTAGCAATAGATGTTTTAAGTTGTGAATATGTTGATATAGCCATTATAAATTTCCTGACGCTGTTCTAAAATATCTAAACTCATTACTATTTAGTTTAGTTCTCATTATTTTTCTTTGTATTTCTTTTGGTAAAGCAAACCAATTATTGCTTCCATTATATTCTTTAGCCCAGATCTGTAGAACAAGAGGTGGAACACTAGCTACACGTTTCATTTCTTTAGCTTTAGAAACCCAGCCTTGATCAGTATCATTATATAGTTTTTTATTTCTATCTAATAAACCATTAACATTTTGTTCATTATTAATAGTTAATTTACCATCTGATTCTTGGATGTATTTAGTTTTTATTCCATTATCGTAGTCTACAGCTCTGACTTTTCCCATACTATTCTGATAGTTCTGTTACGTATAAATTTACTGATCCTATTACAGCTACTTTTTCGCCAGGCGAAACTTTAAAACATTCAGATGATTTAGATTCTAAAAATATTTTAGCATTAGTTGCTGTTGGATTTACTCCAAATTCTATATGACAATCAGCATCTGGTATAACTCTAACATATTCAATATTAGCACTAAATGCAGATGATTGTACAGATGAACCAGAAGATGTAACTTTTTCAGTAGTTAAAGGTCTCATTGCGTAATTACTTCCATACATGTTTTGTTCTCCTTTTATTTAGGCTATGTTCCCAGAACGTTCTAGGAACATTACCTATTTTAATTATCTTCTAATAACAAATGTTACTACTAATTTTTGAGTACCAGTAGATGCACCATCTGTAATCATTTCGATACTTCCACCTTCTTCTACGTTATTAGCTGCTGTAGGTTCTGCTGTATCAACATCACCTGCTGCTGAACCTGAATGTGCAACAGTTATGCCACCACCAGTTACTGCAGTTCCATCAATTTCAAAAGATATTCCTGCATTTGCTCCAGAAATAGCTCCTTGTAAAGCTGTAAGAATTTTAATAATTTTTCCACCATCAGGTATTGCAACAAAAGTTGAAGATGCTGTGCTGATGTCTGCGATAGTTGAAGTTATAAAATAGTCGTTTAATGTTCTCATTGTGTTCCTTAATTGTTCCGATCCTAACCTTCTCTCAGATCTTCAATTGTTTAGAATCTGCTGGGGGAGCAGATTAAAAGGTTACTCCCCCAAACAGTTATTATTATTATGAAGTAGTTAAGTCTGCAACCATTCCAGATGCAGCTTCATTTCTTGACTCAAGAGTAGCTTCTACTAAAAGCTGTCTTTTCTCTGTGTCACCTGTTTTAGCAAGTTCATGCATAGAGAAATCTCTTAAGAACGCAATACCCCAGTAGTTCATGTCTAGTACATAAGCGTCTCTATCTCTAGAGAATCTGTTAGGTACTACTTGTAACTGACCGAAGTCTGAAGCGTAAACGTCTACAGAAGTGTATAATGTAGCGTCTGCACCTGCATCAAATCTAGTAGAATTACCAGTAAATCCTGATAATTTTTGTTTGTTGAATGGTCCCACCATAATCATTGAAGGGTCACCACCAGCATTCCATACTGATTTGATAACTGATTTTAATTGAGCTTCTGTGAATGCTCTTTGAGTACCATCAGTTCTTGCTGTATTACCAGCTGCACCTGATGCTCCACCAGCACCTAGATCGTCATTTGATGCAACCCATGCACCAAGAGATCCAAATGTTCTAGCTGTTGAACTGTTACCAGCATTTTCTGCTTGGTTACCAGTCAAAGTAGCTTCCATGTCTCTTTTTAACTCTTTAGCTCTTTTAGCAATTTGATAAGCGATTTCAGATGCTCTACCTGCTTTGTCAACTGCTTCTTGAGTACCAGTAATTACCACAGTCTTGTCCATGATTTGGCAAGAGTTAGATAATCTAGTAGTTGCATTTGATGCATCTAGAGTTGCTTCATCACCTTCAATAACAGCATTTGCTGTTGATGCTGCTGCTAATGAGTCAGTTTGCCATTCGTGTAATACAGCAGTTGCTTGAGTTTTAGCTGCTGAACTTAGGAATGGAGTATCTGTAGGAGAGATGCTATAGATAACATCAGAAAGATCTTCTCTTTCTCCTACTGAATCATACGTGTCAAACGTATTAGTTGGTTGTGCCATTGTTTATTTCCTTTGTTGAGATTTAAGATTAATAATGTCAAGGATTGCAGATTGGGCATCATTAATGCTTCCAGTCTTACGTACCTTGCCAATTTTATTTCTTATTAACTCTCTACCAGAACTTGTTGTTGACTTAGCTGTACCTGCTTTGATCACTTTAGGAGCATTAGCTACTTTCTTTTGTACGATAGGTTTTCTATCTTTTAAAGATTGATAGCTCATTGCATCCTTTGCCACCATAAGAAATCTATGATCTGCAAGTGTTCCAATTTCTTGATCATTAAAACCATACTCACGTAATGAATTACGTAAGCTAACTTTAAATGTATCAGCTTTTTTTGGATCACCAAACTCAGGTATTTTTTGTGCTGCTAACTCTTTTTGTGTTTCAAGGAACTCATTGTATTGTTTTTGTTGAGCTTCTTTTGCTTTACTTGATATTTCTTTTAACTGCTCTTGTTGTTGTCTTAACTGGTAGTCCAGTCTCGCTGCAGCTGTAGGGTCTTCTTCGTAAAGTTTTTGAAGATCTTGACTTCCTTGTTGTTGTCTGACAGTAGCGTCAGCAGTTGCTATTAAGTTGTTCAACTCTGATAAACGAGTTTCATAAGTTTGACGCAAACTATTCTTTTGTTCTTCAAGAGATCTTTTCTCTTGACCTAAAGAATGAGTTTTTTGTCTATAATCTGAGTCTCTAGAATAACCTGCCTTCAGCTCATCGAGGGTGACCTCTAACTCTTGACCTTGTATTTTTACTCGGTGGAGTTCTGGTTCCTCTAATTCTGTTTGTGTTTGTTCTGTACTCTCAGTATTTTCAGTAGTCTCTGCTTCAGTAACTTCAGACTCTGGTTGACTTTCAGCTGCCTGTGTCTCAGGCGACTCTGATGGTTCAGTCTTTTGAACTTCAGTTTCTTGTTGATCCTCTTTTGGATTCAATATTCCTGAAATCTTTTCAGCTGCACCATGTAGGTTTTCGGCTTCTGCCATAACGTTCCTTTCTTGTTGGTTGACGTATTTGACGTTTCGTTAGATTAACGTCTTGTATTTAATTGATCTAACTCTTGTTGAGTTAGTTTTCCACTTGCCATGATACTTTGTAAATGTCCTTTGATTTTTTCTACCATATTGTAGGCTACCCAAAGGTGTTTACGCTTATCATCGTCAGCGAAATTTGTATTAAAAATCTCTTGTTTATAAATTTCTAAGAGATCTTCAAATGCTGTTTTTAGAAGGGGATCGTTCAGGAGCTGTTGTGCTCTCTTGCCCATCTGTATTTGTTTTGTTTTGTCCATTAAAGAATTGTTTTTGTCCTCTTACTATTTCTTTCATTAAATCACCTGACTTTTGAAGATCAGTTTGTTCTAACATAGATCTTCGTTTCAATTCAAGTTCATCAATTTTAGAACCATATTGTAACTCAAGTTCTTTTATTTTCAACTCAAAATCTAATAAAGCTTCACGCATAGTAGATTCTATTCGTTTAACTTCTGTATTAGCTTTTAGTTGTGCTCTTTGGTTTTCACCTTGAACTTGAGCTAAAGTAACTTTCTCAAATTCAGTTGGTGGTTTAGGAGGAAGTGGTGGCATTTGAGATGCACCCACATCTGGATCCATAAAGAAAGGTTCTACACTATTCATACCTGCATTTTCAACTAATTTTTTTAAAGAATTGTATATATTTCTTAAATTAACCATTGGGCCATAAACATTCTGTTGTAGGTTTATTGCCTGCATTTGACGTTCTAAAATAGCGTTTACCATTATTAATTGTTGTTCTTTAGATCCTGATCCTAGTCCAACATGAACAGTAACATTAACTCTATCTTTCCATTCGTAAGGTCTCATAGGTACATATTTACCTCTGATTCTTACAATCTTTTCTTTATTTTGATACTTACAAACAAGTTCAAATATTTTTAATGCTAAATCTTTTACACCTGTTTCTGCAAAGATTCTAGCTATTAACTCCATTCTCATTTGAGATTGAGTTAAAACTTGATTCATACCTGTAGCAGTTTTATTATTTAAAGAATCTGAATTTAAACCTTGTGAAGTTTTACTTACACCAGTTCTAGTTTCTTTAACTGCATCTAGATAAGCTAACATACCACTAGCTTGTTCTGTAATAGGTTGTGCCTGTATAGGCATCATTACATTTTGTGGTGGTTGTTTAGTTCTTACAATTCCTCCAGGTCTATTAGTTAGGAGATCATCCATAGATACTTGACCATCTTGAATTGCTACTCTGTTATTATTTGTTAAATACATATTATCTAACATTTGTCTCATAACAGTAGATTTAATTAATTGTATATCTTCTACTAATTCTGCAATAGATCTACCATGAAATCTGTGAGGCATAATAACTGGAGTCATAGATATAAAAGGTATTGTATCTATTTCTTCTATATCTAATAATTGTTTACCATCACCAGCTACAATTATTTTAACAAGCTCTGCTTTACCATCACCATTCAAATCCATTTTAATATAACACTCATGGATTAAAACATCTTCAGTAGTTTTATCACCTGTGTTATCAGCATGAGAAAAATCTACATTTTGATGTCTAACAAACTTATCTTCTGTATAAAAATCAGGATCTCCTGTTGGTAGTCCTTCTACAATCTCAGGATCAAATCCCATTTCTACTAATTCAGTTTTAGTTTTATTTGTTCTATGACAAACAAAATTAGCTGAATGTAAATCTTTACATCTTCTTTCAATTAAAAATTCTTCAGGTGGAACTGGTTCTATTTTAACTCCACCATATAATGATGTTCTATGAATTACTACATCATGTAAAGTAACTTTATCTATTTCTTGTCCTCTATCATCTGTAATAGATTCTTCATATTCAGAATGATTTTTAACTTCTACTTGAGAATCTGAAACTAAATCATTAAATTCATCATCTGTTAATCTAGTATATTCTTCTCTTTCAGTCTTATTAGAATTATCCCAATATACTTTTAAGATACCATTCTTTTGTATTAATGCATCTTTAAATGCACAATATAAAGATACGAATCCATTATTTTCTTTTAAAAATATATGGTTAATATAATCAGATGCTTGTCTAGCCATTTCTTCATCTTCAGGACCAACACCTTCACATTGAAATACATTATCTCCAGAAGTAAATATCTTCATTAAAGAAGGCATTAAACTTTCTACTGTATCCATTACATCATTAGAAACAACTTGAGAACGCCCTTCTTGTTCATTACCAAGAGGCATTCCTAAATAATATTCTAATGATTTTTTTCTTCTAGCAACTAGTTCACCACCAATATAACCTGATGCATTGTGAATCTCTTTACTTAGTACTGATAGTATTTCTTGTTTTGATTTTTTCATATTACGTATTTTGTATCTACTTTTATTGGTCTATCCCAGTCTGATGTATCTATAGGTTCAGATACACATCCATACCTAAAACTATCAGCTGCGTGTGAACACCAGTTATGGTGAGGTTTATTTTTAAATACTTGGTTTTTTTCATCCCATTGTTTTCGATATTGTCTTAATGCATCAAGACCAACTTTGCATTTTTCTCTATCAAACCAACAATTAGGCAAAGTATTTCTTACTGATTCTATTCCATGATGTACTTCTAATTTTGGAGCCACATCAAAATCTATACCTAATTCATTTGCAACTTCAAGTCTAGACTTACCTGTTCCTAATTCTCTAGCTGTTATATCATGAGGTGCTATATGACAAGAATATGCGTAATCCTTTTCTTCTAACACATTTGCATAATGAGCTAAAGATTCACCTGATGTTTCATAATAATCTATCAAATGAATTTCTTCACCTATTCTTTGTGCAAACCAAATAGATGTTGAATCTCCTATCCCCAAATCCCACCACGTTTCAACTCCAACGCTTTCATCATATGGTACTTTAGTTATTCTTTTTTCTTTTTCTGCTTTAGTAATTAATCTACCATAATATGCACCTGATACTGCTGCAGTAAATGAACATTCAAACTCTTGTTCATATTGTTCAGGAGTCATAATAGCTTGTGCTTCTTTTAACTCATGATCTGGTACTACAGATGTTTCTGATGCTCTATATAACTTAGCATACCAATCTTTATGTCCACGCAACGCAAAATCATATACTTCCCAAAAAGAGTTATGACCCATTGGCGTACCTATGAATATAACCCATCCTAACTTATCTGCGATAGCAGGTCGTATAATTTCTGTCCATACTCTTGGAGACATAATAGCATATTCATCCAAGACAACTGCATCAAATCCCATACCTCTTATTGAGTCTGGATTATCTGCTCCAAAAATTTGGATTCTTGATCCATTATATAAATCTATTCTTAATTCTGATTCGTTTCTTCCACCACCCCAATGCATTAATGGTTTTGTATAATATTTTAAATATTCCCAAGCAATACTTTTACCTTGTCGATATGTTGGAGCTATGAATGCACACAAAGATCTAGGTTTCTTTGCTGCTGTTTTAATTAATTCGTTTATAGATAATACTGATTTACCAAATCTACGATGGCATACTAGAACATTAAATCTTTTAAGAGAATTATGACATTCTAATTGATAAGGTCTAGGTTTATATGGAACCTCAACTATTTTTATTTTCTTCTTTTTCCCATTGGACTCTGATTTCGACTGGGGCATCTGTTCCTATCTTTGTTGTAGTACTTGCAAGTTTTGGATGAATGTAAGGTGCAGCTTTTTCAGCAGCAAATAATTTACGTTCAGGTGCACTTGCAGGATTGTTTAACACAGATAACAAATAATCTAAAGGAGAATGTTGATATTTTTCTGCCATTTCATCCATAGACTTCCATGACACTTTACTTTTAGATCCTGGAGGTCTACCAGCACCAGGTCTTTTACCACCTAAATTTGGATTCTTTTTTTTAGTTTCGTCTTCCATTATAGTACCCATTGTCCTTTATTTGTATATTGCTTTTGTTTTGGTTTAGAAGAAATTCTTTTTTTAGTAAAAGGTTTAATAGCAGCAGGTGCTAGAAATGCAGCTGTTGCAGTAATAGGATTTTTAAATGCAAACTTAGCAACTTTAAATAAAGTTTTAGGTATTGTTTTTCCTAAAAATCTTTGTTCGCTTGTAGTTTTGCTACCTATATCTTTAAGAAACTTTTTACCAGAAGTAACAGCTTGTTTAGCTCTACCTTTAGCAGCACCAGTAACAGTATACTTTACAAGTTCTTTACTTCTGCCACCTTTATAGTTTCCTTTTACGTTAGTCAT